TATCTTTAATAGTAATTAATTTTTCAACTAAACTATCTTTTTTTATTTCTGTTTTATTTATATCTACTTTTCTAGATGCACAACTAAAAAAAAGTGCACCACATATGATAATACTTATTTTAAAATTCATCTAAGATTTTCTTAATTATTATACAGTCTTCATACATTTCAGCTTCTTCAAATACTTGTAAAGCAAATAATAAATCTTCATAGTGTGAACCTTCAAAATCTATTCTTAACCAATCTTCAAACTCTTTTTCTGTTGAAAATTGTTCTCTAATACTTTTAGCTTCCGTTAATATTAAATATTTATCATTCATTTTTTAAAGTATAAAGCTGATTCTTTGATTCTTCTATTTGTCAATCCTTTAGATTCTTTTCCTGCTATCTTATTCCATCTCAAGAATTGTTTAGCTATATTTCCATCATTAGGATTTAGATTTACATATCTTAAAAGTGTACTATTTTTAAACCCAGTAATACCTATATTATAAACAAAGCAAAATAAAGAGTTAAATTGATTTTGATTTAAATTAACTTTTACATTTTCATTAATAGCTTTTTCAAATTTAATCGCTATTAGATGAAATAAATCATAAGCATCTTTTTTAGTTATAACATCGCCTTGTTTTACTTTAGAACCATCAGAATAAAATGTATTTCCTAATCCTATTGTCCATACACCTGCGGAGCATTTATATGCTTTTAATTCTAATCCCTCAAGTTCAGATAAAAAATTTATTCCATTTGCATCTAGCTTCATATCACTTACTTATTAACCACGTTAAATAACCAAAAATCACTCCTATAAATCCCCTTTGAAACCACTTAAACTTCTCAAGTCTATCATCTGCTAATATCTGTTTTTTCTCTAAATCTTTTACTCTTTCATCAATAGAATCTAATAAATGAACTATTCCTTTATGACCGTTTAAAGGTGAACCTATTAAAGATTGTTCTATATTTCTAACGCTAGCTATTACATCAACCATATCAGATTTATACACTTTAAAATGACTTTCTAAACGGTCTATTTTTTCTGATTCAAGCTTTGTCATTACACTTCCTTACTTTTCTTTTTTAACAATTCTATTACACTATCAGGAGAAAAAACAAAGCCTATTCCAGCACTTATTAAAATACTCATTAAGATATAATCAGGTGATGCATTTACGAATACATAACCAATACCAACCCCTATTAAGATAATGCCTAATAGGGTTGTTTTCCAACTTTTATAAATGTTTTTCATATTAATATCCTGCGAAGGAATGTTTAGGATTATTTACTACAACTTCATTTACACCAAAGTCTATTTCTTGTTCACACATAATATCATAGTGATAACCATCAGCAAATATTGGAGGGGTTAATTCTACAAAATCAGCATCATAAGTACCTTGTGTTAAAACTATTTTACCTATTTCAACAATAGCTTGAACACCATCACCATAGCTTAACACTAACTCTTTTTCTAAGTTTTCTTTTTCTACATAAACTCCTTTAGCTTTTAAATCAGCAATTGCAGTTTCTTTATCTGTGTAATTTAGTTTTATTATATTCATTTTATAGTGTTGTTAAAGTTGCTAGTTCTGTATTTGTTAAAGCTGTTTTGTAAAGTTGTGCTGAATTACAATTTACTTTTTCTTTTCCTTGTACATAATTACCCTGTGCAATATAGAAGTTTTGCATTATTACATTTGGAGTAAATGTTGCAGATGTTTGTTGTGAAATTAATTGACCGTTTACATAAAAAATAATATCATTTGATTTATAAGCAATAGCGGCTTTAAATCTTGTTGATGAATTAATAGTAGAAATCATATTTAAAGTAGTACCGTCTGCAAAAACAATTCCGCAAACTTTACCTGATAGCACATATAAAAATACTGAATTTACAATACTTTGATTAATGTTACAAATTTCAGTTTCTCCAATTGCTAATCCATCAAAAAAAATAGTTCCCTCAGTTTGTCCTATCAAATCACTTACACCTGTTTTACTAATAACATCTGCATTTCTAGTTACTGCTGATGCTACCGTTGGTATGTATGATGTAGCGTATGATCCTTGTTCTAGTTGCCAATTTAAAACCGAACCAGAAACTGTAAAAATAACACTTCCAGCAGTTGGAGTGAAAGTTAAATAAACTCTATTGTTTAACCCAGTACCCACTAAAGTTCCCGTAAACACACCTGATACAACAATTGAACCTGTGCCATAGAAGGATAAAGTATATGCTTGTGCAGTTACTGTTTTCGTTTGTATTGTAGCTATATCACTAGGAAATAATAAATTAGTTCTTTGTGGTTCTACCAATACACTAGGACAATTACTATCTGTATAGTCTATTCTAGGTACATTTAAAGCAACTGATTCTATTAAACCACTACTATTAACTCTTGTTGCAGTTGTTGCTCTTACAACGTTCATATCACCTGTTCCATCTGAAGGAATAACTGAATATAATTTACTTGCTTTTGTTGCATTTGGTGTAATAACCAAACTTGCTTTATCTAATAAACTCATTTTATATGTTTAAATTTGTTAATGTATTGTATAAACAAGAATCAGATTCAAATGTTCCACCATCTAATAATACTCTTGCTTTAAAATCAGTTGTAATTTTATAAACTACTCCTGTAATATCTGTTTCTCCTGTCCAACTAGTAACATAAGATTTACCCCAATTAATAGTATTATTGATGAATCCTTGACTCCATCCAATTGTATTATTTACTCCTTGTCCCCAATCGCTCATTTGCTATTTTTTTTAAAAAGATTTGTAATTTTTTAACGTTCTTTTTCTTAGGTTCGTATGTCTTTTTTATAGTATCCATCCTCCGAAGTTTGCGTCTTTGTCGGGATATACATCCGCATTAGTATTCAAGTTGTACTCAGGGAATTTTTCTTGGTTAAAAGTCATAAAATCAATAAACCTATTTGTATAACTTTGAGCAGTATCTCTTGCATTTGCAATTAAAGAATCCATTTCTACCTTATCTACATTTACACTATTCTCTGAGTTATGTTTAAATACTCCCTTTTCGCTTATTTTAATAGACGCATAAGGTAAGAACTCCACCATTGACCACCATACTGTCATCATTTTAATATAATCCTTTAAAAGGTCTGAATAGTCAGTAGTCAAAGTTCCTGCTATAATACCATCGTTGATTTTATTGTATAACTTAGTACCTAAATAGTTTTGAATGTGTATTTGTTGAGCCTGAAAAATAAATTGAGTATAAGTATCAGGGTCTACATTTCCGTTTAGCATAGTATATTTAACTATGTCATTTGTGTTTATAAATAATGCTTTTGCCATTTTATACGTCTTTAGGTAAGTTTTTATTATCAGGGTGAAATCCTTTCAAAGGCATATCATTCGGCATCATAGCAACCTCTTTTTTGTTTCTGATTCTATAACCATATTTTTCTGCTTTTGCTACTGAAATAGTTTTTGCTTGTGGATTGTTGACATCTATTTTAACACCTTCCATATTTACAAAAGTTTTTCTTAAAAATTTATGATGACATCTAGCACCACCTTTATAAAGAAAGATATTATAAGGCTCGTTGTTATGCTCAAAACCATCATTTACAACTTTAGAATTTACATTTTCTAAATCTTCTTTTCTATAAACTCTACCGTTTTTACTTGCGGACATCATTTTTTTACAAAATTCTCTTTCAGGTGATTCATTACCAGTATATGAATATCTAGTGATAAATTTAAAACCATCAATTTCTTTATCTTGTTCAGATTTTGCATTTGGTCTAGAACCAACAGATGTAGCAAAGTCATATATTTTAGATAAAACTGATTTTTTATTTAAAGAATTAATTTCATTATCCAATTCTTCCTCAGTTTCGTAATCTACTTCAGTTTCGTCAACACAAACCCAATTGTCAGGTAAAACCTCACCTTTTAAATCAATAAATTCATCTAATTCAATTGAATTTTCAGCACTCATTTTAACACCTGTTTCTTCTTCTTTAGTTTCAGCATTCATTCCATCAGTATCTACAAATTCTAAAGGTTGGATAGTTTTGAAATAAAGTTTTAATGATATATCGTTAACTGCTAAAATTTCATCAATTGCGTCTATTATTTCTAATTGGTATGGTTTAATTACTATATTGTCCATTAATAGCGTAGCAGTCTTAATTTCGTCTGCATTGTTACCTAAACCACCATCACCTGTGCGTATTCCTAACAACATTGGCGAAGTAACTCTATGACCTACAATCAACTTATCAAAGCATTCTTTACTTAAATATTCATAGTGTTGAGGTGCATCATTTAAAGGCAAATCTTCAACTGTTGTTTTTGATTCAGCATTTTGATTAAAAGCTACAATTACCTTTTCACCTCTTGAACCTGTTAATTTACGCAGCACATCACTCTTCATTTTATCACGCATTTCCTCAGATGGAACTCCGTTATTGAAGTTTATTACTTTAGTTCCTGAGAATCCATTTTGGCAATCATTAATTTGATAATCAGCAATAGTTTCTTCAAGTAATGCATAAGGCAATGAACCGCTATAATCAATCGGACTATAATAATCAAAACCCGATACATAAGGTTTAATAACATACAATTCTACTTCATTACCATTACCAAATCCAAAAGCAGGAATCTTTTTAATTACTTCATTAGGTTTCTTTTCAGCCCAATTATTATGGTAATACCAATTTTCAATCTGTCCTTTATCATTGCATTTCTCTGCTCTTAATGTATGCATAGGAAAATGAAGTACTTGTTTAACTACTCCTTTTTCTTTTACAACTTGCATTGCAGCCATACCTAGAAGTTTACGCTCTAAGATAACTTTCTTTAAATCTGAATCTTTTACAATAGACTTAAATTGTGCGTATTCGTTTGGTTTATGGTTAGAATCTAAAGCATCCAATCCTTTACCGTATATCATATTAGATACACCTGTAATGATTGCTCCATTTGTGGCTGAATATAAATATCTATCAATTAAATATTGAAAGTAGTTATTTTCTGAGCCATATTCTACGTAATTGTTTTTCTTATTTTCTTGAATTGTAGGGCTTGTGTAAGCCGATAAATTAAGAACTGATATATTACTCATATATTATAAATTCGTTCGTTGTATTGTTCTCTACGTATTGATTTTCGTTAACTGTAAAGTCTTTTATTACTTGGTTAGTACAAAAAACTTTATCTTTATAAATAACCTTATCTTTGTTGAAAATATTTAAATTATAGAAAGTATTTTCTGTTAAAGTTAATGGTATTGATATTTTTAAAAAATAATCTTCTTGTTGAAAATAAGTATCTATTAAATCAAAACTATTTATTAAGCATTCTTTAGCTTCAAAATTACCTCCTTCTAATAAAGTTCTATCAATTAATTTATAAATAGCATCAGCAGTATAATATATCACTATTTCACCAGTAGTTTCATTTCTTAAACTCAAAGCCGAAGCAGTATATTCTCTAGGAATAAAGTATATTAATTGTGGTTCTGTTTGTTGCTTTAAAATTATCATATAATATTTTTTATATTAATAATTAAAATTGAAAATTGTTTTAAATAAAAAAGGATGCCCGAAGACACCCTTTAAAAAAAACAAATAAAAATAAATTATACTCCCGCAACAATTGTAAATCCAACAGTAGTTAAATCACCCGTGATGAAGTTTGCAGCAATTGGTTCCATTCCATCAAATTCTAAAGAATAACCACTTTTATCTCCAAGATTTGCACCCGTTGAAATAGTAGCAGAAACCAAGTCACATCCTTTAGTTAATCCTGCAAGAAAATGATTTCCGTTATTATCTTCGATTATTACTTGTGGTCTTCCATAAGATAAAAGTTTTACTTGCTTATGGTCAGCAGCACTTAATTTTTTTAAATCTAATGTCAATTTTTGAGAAACAAATGTAGTTCCGTTTTCTCTTGAACTTGTAACTGTTTGTTCGAATGAACTTGTTCCTTTTAGTTCATATTTGTATGCTGAAGGTGTACCAGCAGCAGCAGTAATTGAATCGTCAACAATTGTATAACCTGTTGCATCTCCCCAATTTACAAAATATACTGCTCTAAGACCTCCATTGGAATCTTTACATTGTTCCGTTCTTCCTAGTGTTATATCGCACGCCATTTTTTATATTTTTTAAAGTTAATAAAAAAGATTATTTAATCCAATCTTTGTTTAAGTACGTTTTCAATCTGTGACAATTAGCACAAAGAGTTTGAAGGTTTAAAATGTTATTATTATTTCTATTACCATCTATATGGTCAACATCTAATTGACAAATATGTATTGGTATAAATCCACAATTTGAGCATTTATCTGCTACAAATAATCTATAAGGTCTTTTTGAACAAGTTCTTGATTCCTTACTTCTTTCTTTGCACCTTCTACTGCAAAACTTTTTATTTGATTTATATTCAAATAAATTGTCACAATGTTTATACTCGCAAACTATCATTGTTTTAAAAAGGGCAGAAAGCAAAAAGCAAACTGCCCATCTTTTAATTTAATTATCTAATTGTTATTAGTTTGCAGCGTTAACGATTCCGTAAGTTACAATGTCAGAAACAATTCCGTATTGAACTCCAGCAGTAAATCTCATTACTACTCTTACATTTTCAGAACCATCAATGTCAGCCATATCAATTACTTTTACTTCATTATTGTCAGAAAGTAATCCTGTACCAAAATACAAGTTAGATTTCTCAGCAGCAATTGCAGTATTAGCAGCTAAACCATCGGCAACAAAGATTTTTACACCATCAAAAGAAAGTGAACCATTATTGTACCATTGTGTACCCATATCATTAGTACCAGCAGAAACTAATCCTGATGCTCCAAATCCACCTAATGCTCTTACGTATGCTCTAGCTACGTTTTGAGAAACATAAAGATATAAATCTTCTTTTCCATACAATGCAGCAGGAATTGCATCCACAATTTTACCTAATTCAACGATAACATTTGAAGCAGTAACAGTTGTTCCAGCAACTTCTTGAGCAGCAGGTAAGCCAGCGTCTAAAGATAACAATGTAGCGAATCCGTTAAATTCACCTGCATTAGCAGTAACACCTTTCCAAATGTTTTGTTCAGTTTTTTGTGCAACTTTAGCAACTACGTGAGCCAGTAAGAAATCAGCAAATGATTTTGGTAAAGAATCAAAAGCAGAATACCCCATTGATACCGCTTCCCAATCTGAACGGAAATCTTTTTTACAAAGTTGTAAATTTACTTGAAATTCCTCTGGTTGTAGAATTTTTTCTGTTAATGTAATTGTAGAAGTAGCATTGAAATCACAAGTTGCATCAGCTACAATAGCGTCTGAACTTAGTTTCTTAATTACTTCTTTGAATTTTACATTTGGTTTTACTTCAATACCGCCATTTGCGATAGTTGAACCTGATAGTAATGCAGCAGAAACATATTTTCCTGCAAATTCACCAGCATAAGTAGTAGTAATACTTGTAGTAGTAGCCATATTTTATTATTTAAAAAGTTGTGCCATAACTCTATCTTGAGTAGTCATTTGGCGATTAGTTGATATTTTGTTTAATTTAACTTCCGACTTAGTTTCAGGTGAATGTGTTAATGGTTCAACAACTACATCTGCACTTAATTCTTCTTTAATAACTTCTTTTGCTAATTTTAATTCAGCAATTTCAGTTCTTAATTTTTCAATTTCTGCAAAGAAAATCTCTTTAGAAACTGATTCAACAATTTTTTTAGGCGCATTAGGTTCTGCTTCCATTTCTTGTTCAGCAGGAGTAGCCAATGGTTCTTCATTAGCAGGCTCTTCCTCAGTAGCTGGTTCAATTGCAGCAATGATTCCCTCAACATCTACCTTTAAGATATTACCATCTTCTAATTCGTATTCACCAATAGGCATTGGAACTCTTTCCTCGCCATTTACAATAAATACTGCATTATCTAATTGAAAAGAATCTGCTTCAATAACAGTCACTCCATCCATTAGTTTCATTTGGGCAAGTTTTACCTCCATTCCCAAAAGTGTTTTAATTTCATTTATTACGCTCATAAGTGTATTTTTTTATATTAATTAATGTTATTTATTTTTGTTATAAATTAGCCATTACTTCTAACTGTTGTACGTACTCCATCTATTACTGTAATAGTTGAGTTTTGTTGCTGAATTAATGAACCTATACCTTGTTCAGATAGTTCACCATTGCAACATTTTTGACTGTATTTACCATCTTTACAAAGACATCCTCTTTTTCCACCTTTTGGTGAACTTGTTTTATTTGCCATTTTTTAAAATTATTGATTTTATTTTTTCTATTAATTCATTTTCTTTTTCAGCTTGTAAACTCATTTCTAGTTTGTCCGAAAAATATCCTTCGACACTTATTCCTAAATAAGTTCCGTTTTTTATTTCTTCCCAAACTTTATCATTGTCAATACTCATAATTACTGCCCAAGCCCCTTCAACCGCATTTAAATTATAAATAGCAGTTTTATCTAATAATGGATTTTCTACAATCCAAGATTCCACAACCGATACTCCTTTTACATTTGTAGTATGCTCTAATGTAGCATTATTATTGTTTAGTCTTTTTAAATATAATTGACCCGCTTTTTTTACAGTTTCTTTTGAAAACTTAATATTATATTCGTGTTCTCCATTTCTTCTATAAATTAATTTATCTGGAACTAAAGCTAATCCTATAATTATTCTTTTTTCTTCATCAACCGATTTAAACTCAATTCTATGATTATTTAATGCCACCCAATTTTCTTCTATTGCTGGAAATTTAACCAAGCTAAGAGCATCAATACCTTCTTTCTCTATGTTTTCATCAATATACAATTCTATTGTTTCTAATTCTGCCATCTTAAATTTGTTTTATTAATTTTTTTATTATTTAACATACCACTTAATATTGTGTAATTTATTTTACTAAATTCAGATGCTTCTCGCATTGATTTAAAAATCATTTTAGTTTCTATATCTATTATTTTTTTATTATTTTTTCCTAAACAAGACTTTCTCATATTTAATTTATAAGTTTCGTCTTGAGTGAAAGAGTAATCTTTTATATTTTTATTATAATTTGTTAATTTTATTTTTCTTTTTAATCTCTCTTCTGGATTCATATTTAGAAAACCCTCTCCTCCATCTGTCATATTTACTAATTTACCTCTTTCTAAATCTTTTCTTCCATAATAAGAAATTAAGTTTTTTTCTATTTCTTTTGCAAACTCATAGTTAATATTATTAGTTAAAATTTGAACTTCATAACCATATTTATTAACCGTATTACTCCAATGTTTATTTCTACCATATTTAGAATATGCTCTTTTTTTAGATATTCCTATTCCAATATAAAAAACTTCTCCACTAGGTTTTAAATGTTGATATACTAAAGCCATAAATGTTTTTATTATCAAAATAAATTAAATTGTTTTTTGTTTATAAAGTTGCAGTTTTTACAATTGCTCTATCTAATCCTTGTTGCGTACTTACATCATTACTTACTACATATGCTTTTATAGGTGTTGCATCTTTTTGTCCTATTGATTGTGCTAATTGACTTGTGTTACTTGTTCCAACTACATTAAACTGAGGTGCAGATGGAGCAGTAGCGTTAGGAACTGATATTGGACTTGGAGCAGAACCACCACCACCGCCTCCAGGAACTTTAACTGAAGTAATTGCTCTTACTGCTTTAAAACCCGTAGCTAAAATAGTAGCTACATTGGCAACTTTAGCGACAACATCAAAAGGAGATGGTAGGGTTGATTTTTGTTTTAATGCTTCAGATACACCCACATAGGTATTTATCGTAGCACTTGCAATCCCTAATGCTTTACCCGCAGCAGTTTCTTTTCCTGCTAATTCAGATAATTGACCTAATACTGCACTTGCTTCTCTAGCCTGACCTATTTTAAAAGCATATTCTGCTTCAATTATTTTCTTTCTTGCGTCAGATTGTTCCTTTTCGTCTTCAGTTTTCTTTTTTGTTGCTTCAAAATCTGCTACATAACTATCTATATTTAGCTTATTAATAGCGTCATTATGCGTTTTAGTTAATAGTTCAGTATCTACATTATTAGCTTCTAATATAGCTTTCTTTTCTAAATATTCTCTTTGTTCTTTTTGTATTGGTGTTTCTTGTGATTCTTGTAATGCTTTTTGAATAGCTAAAGCATCTTTAGCCGATTGCATTTCTTCAGCTAATTTTTCATCTTTTAACCTTTTAGTTTCTGCTTCTCTATCTGCTTTATCTTTTTCTGATTTTGCTTTTCTATCTGCTTTTAGTTTATCATCATTTTCTTTTTGTATTTTTCTTTTTTCATCACCACGTGAATATTCTATGGCGGCTAATTCTCTATTGAGTTTTTTAGCTAATGCAATTTGGTCAGCACCTTCTTCTTTTACTGCTTCGGAGTATGCATTTTTAGCTTCAATCTTTTTCTTAGTATATTCATCTATTTGGTCAGAATGTTCTTGTAAGAATTTTTTATTTACTGATAAAGTTTTATCTGCATTTGCTTTTAATTTATCTAACGCTCTACTAGCATCTGAAGTTGCACCTACAAAATCAGTAACAGAATCTACTATACTACCAATGAAATCACCAACTTTAGAAAGTCCAGGAATTAAATTTAAAATTACCTTTTTAACTTTATCAAAATTAGCAATTAACAAACCTACACCAACAACTAAAGCACCTATTCCCGTAGCTACTAAAGCACCTCTTAAAGCCTTAGTTGCTAATGTCGCTCCATTGGTTACAAATGTTTGAGCAGCAGTTGCAGCAGTTTGCAATTTCTGAAATACAGTAGTTGCTTTTATTGTTTCTCCTAATGCTTTAACGCTTTTAGAGCCTTGATTTATAGTTTCGAATCCTTGACTTATAGCCATTGCAGATTGAACTTTTAAAATAGCTTTTTCTACGTTTTCAGATTCTGTACCAAATAATCCAACCGCTCCTTGTGCTAATGAAAAACCACCTGCAACCGCATTTAAAGAACCTGACAGTTTCGTTCCTAATGTTTGAGCAGATGCATCAACTATTAAATCTGTTTGTTGCTGAACTCTTTTATATTCACCAACTGATTTTAATAAGTCTTTATATTCTTGTGAACTTTGTTTCCCCGCTTTTGCTAATTCATAAAGCCTATCTTCTTGTTCACCCATTCGAGCAGTTAAAGGTTTTAAATCACCGTATATCTCCTCAAATGTTGCATCTAAATTAGTAGCTTCTTTATCTACTTTTTTAAATGCATCACCAAGGTTTTTTAAGTCCTCTTCAGATGAGCCTAAATTTACTTTTAAATTAACTACCTTATTTTCCATATTCTTTTTATTTGTTCAAATCCTTGTTTCCAAGTAGTTACTAATTTATATTTCCCTTTTGCAATTTCTATGTTTTCAGATTGATTATAATGTTCTTGCAATGCTAATAATTCTAAGATGTTTTTTATCATAATTCATTTAAAAGTTCAATATCACTTTCTCCATTTGTTAAATTAGTAGTTATTTTATTTATCTTAAATAGTCTGTCAGATATTTGAAACCTATCGTTTAATTTAAATTTAGTTAAAATCTTTAATGGTAAAATAGCTTTAATTTTTGTTAGTCTATTTTTAGGATCGAATACTTCTAAAATATAATTTTCATAATGTTTCTTAAACAAAGTATTTTCAAATGTCGTGTCACCTGTCCACTCATTTATTTCTTGCTTGAAATTTATATTTGTCGAATCAGTTGCCGAACTTAAATATAAACTATTTGATGGAGCAATGTATGATGTTATTTGTGTATGAGTAGAAATTGTATCTCTGAAACTCATATCAGGAACACCACTAACTAAAATAGGATAAAACAATAAAGGCTTACCTATGTATGATTCATAATTACCTGTTGCTGAATTAAAGTTATCAGTAGCAGAATAACCCCATTGGATATTCGATTGAACGTTACCATTTAAATCAATAATTCTTTCGTATTTCATATGTGAAAAAGGTAAACTTATTTCGTAAGTATCACCCGCTAAACCTAATTCAGATTGATATTTTTCTTTAGCCCATTCTTGACTAAATAACTGATTGTGTTTTAAAGCTAATAACGCATTAGTGTCTTCATAACCAAATGAAACTTGTTTAAAAGGTAAAGCAACATCAATTGACTTACTATCTGAAATCACATATTGAGATACATCATAAATATCGAATGTATTGTAAAACTCATTTAAACTTTTTACTATAATTGTTCCATTATCTACATAAGCAGTAAGGTTAAACATTTTAAACAAACCAGTTAAGAAATCAATTACTTTAATATCAGGAATTTGTTGTGAAATATCAAACAAGAAGTCACCTGACAAATTGAAATCAAATATTTGAAATCTTTTTATAGGTGAAAAAGTACAGTCTACATTAAAATACCATTCAAGTAAACTAAATGAAATAATAGATTGACTTTGAACGTACAAAGTATAGTCACCATTTAAAAGAGATGCACCTAATACTGATGTATTTATAACTTGATTTCCAGTTAAATCAGCTGATTGATATATTAAAGTACCATTTCTGTAAATAGACACCTTATAATTACCCGTTGAGATTGTATTTAAACGTAATTCACCTGAGTATATTAAACTATTATCAAGTACTTTTAACGTAGATTCATTAAGCATATAAACACCTCCACAAGTATCTGTTGTAGGTGTAAAAGCGTCAATTAATTGAGGTGGATTATTTCCAAACGTAGCACTTTGAACATCTCCTTTTACTCTATGTAACCACATAAATAGATTGTAATAATCTAAATTTGTGTTATTAAAGAAATCATTTGAAAACGTTAAGTTATATTTTATCTGAATAGCCTCTACTATTTTAGATATTCTCAATGCGTATTTTAAATCAGACCAAAGTAATCCGTGATTATTTCCAGCCCCACTATGGTAATTTAAATTACTTACATCTGATTCTGAATGTCCTGAACTTGAGTCTAAAAAATACCTAGTTGTATGCGAAATAAAAGGTACTATTACATCATTTGCACTAGGGTTGACTTGTAACTTAGCTTTTACATTTGTGTTATTATACGCTAAATTAAATTGACTTAAATCTAATGCATTTAGTTTATCTTCTCCTATGACATCCTTTAAGTTTACAGTACTTCCAAAATATGTTATTCTGTAATTATTTGGTTGCCCATTTTTCAAGTCTACACCTTCTAGTTTTATTTTACCTGTATTATAAAGTACATTATCTATCTCTATGTATGCATTTATCTTAAACCTTGCATCAAAATAATTATCAATATCATAATTGTAATAATGTTTGAATATTCTATTATTTTTTTCATTAGCAGGTAAACTAAATGTCTTACTAAATTCTGTAAATATTTTAGAAATATCTTTTACATCTTGTATTACTTGTGTTAACGAAACACTTTCATCAGCAAATAAATCTACTCTTTCAAATACTTGTTGTGTACTTGTTTGAGTAAATCCACCTAACCCTATTAAAGTATCATACAAACATTGTCCCGCTTCATAAGTACCTCCATCAGTTATAACTCTACTTTTAAAGTCTGAGATATAATTTGCAGTTAAGCTATATCCACCTAAGTCGTAAAGTATTTTGTTTAAACAATAATCACCCTCAAATACACCACCATCAGCTAAAACTCTTTGTGTAAATCCTGATGCTAATTCAGGAGTATAATCCGATGTAGTTATTTCTTTTGGAATTTCTAAATATAATGCTAATTTTAAAATCATAGTACATTGTTAATTAAATCAAAATTATATTCGAAATCAATTTCGTAGTTAATTAGTTTTTCTTTTAAACTGTTTTTAATTTCAAAGCTACTTGTCTTCACTAAAGAAGGCTGATAATCCAATAAAACCGTTTCACTTAATAATAAATCAGTTATTGCTAATGAAGTATTTTCATCCACCCATCCTGTGTTTAATTTTACAGTTTGTTTTCCATTGGTATTAAAGTTTTTACTTTGACCTTTGTGGATGTTATAATTAACTGCTTCGGGACTTAAATTATAATTAGTAGTATTAACACTAATAGAATTAGTTTGTGCTTTAAAGAACGTTATACTCTGCCATCCTCCTTTACTATTTATAAACCTACATTCTACGGGTGTATATTTACACTCTTCAACTTCATCCGAGTAAACTCTTATAAATTCACTTTCACCTAAATAAGAAAGAAAAATAGTTTGTCTTGGATTGCTTCCAAATCTAAAAGGTATTTTATAATTGTATATTTCGTCAGTTGCACCTGCGGGTAATATTTCAGCAGATTTAAATGGAACTCCTGAATCTGTATTTGCGTAAAAAATCCATAATGCAGCACTTGGTTTCTTTTGACAAATTAAATTAAAATAGCTACTTAAATTATATTGATTATATTGTCTGTAATTTTTATATCCATTACTAATTAAAGGATAAGCGGGTACAAGACTACCTCCTCCACTAGTGTCTACAATAGCATTAAATCCATCTATGTGACTTGTAAAACCATTTACACCTACATAAGTAGTCGTGTCAATTAAATTATAAACAGTCGATAAAGTATATCGTTTAATCTTAAACAAACACCATTCATTGTTATCTTCAACACTTGGATTAGTCGATATAGTTGGGATAACATTATTAATATATTCACGTACAAAATTTGATACATTGTAATTTGTTTTAACATCTGAAGTACTAGATATTTTTTTACTTAGTGTGTAGGTTGGTGTTGTAGGTTCAGCACTTCCTTTATTCCAAATAAATAATTCTATCTTGCTTCCTAATTGAGCAGGCTCATTAACTTCTATTATAAAAGGACTTCTTACTTTTACTATTTTCATTTTATATCTTTTAAACTGTAATCAATTAATGTATCAATGTCTTGTGAAAATGCTTTCATTAAATCTGTATCTATGTATTTCTTATATCCCGCTTCAAATGGTTTTGTAAAAAATAAACTTGGTTTTATTCCTTTATGAAATATTGACCTTGTTATTAAATAAGCAGTAGATTGGTAGCTTAAAAATTTACCTGACTTCCTATCTCTAAATTGAAATCCTTTTTGCCTAACCCATTTATTTATACCTTGTGTTAACCCACCTTTCTTTCCCGTTCCTGTTCCAAATTTAAACGGACTATTTGGTGCTTTTGCTGAACTGCTTTTTCCTTTTATACCTTGGTCTTGAAACATCCCATAATTTAACATTTCAAAACCAACTATTGTATAATCTTTTTCATTTACTATTTCACCTTTTAAACTATTATAAAGTTCTTTAGTGTTATTGTGTCCTGACTTAGATAAATTACTGCGTGATTGTTGTATAACATAATCCCTAAATCTTTTTATTACTGCTTCAACTTCTAGCATATTGTCATTGTATTTGCAATCGCCATATCAAACGTATAAGTAACACCTGCTAATTTGTTTTCAAATCGTTCTACAAAAAACTCAATGTTTGGATTTCCAATTAGTTCATAATCATCTGCCAATGTTCCTCTTCTTAATATTTCTAAGAACCTATTAGCTACTGATAGCTGAGTATTTAATACATCTTGCTCATTGTCATTTCCTAAAAATATATCTGTAACCATATCCTTGCTTTCATCCACAATATCCATAGATAAAATAGATACATTATAAACTAAAATATTGCCTTGATAAGATACATTATTAACTATTATATGACTTAATGGAAATATAGTTTGCTTGTTTAAATCAACTTTAAAGATGTCGCCTATTGTAACTGTATTTACAAACTTATCAAGTTCTAGTTGGTCTTTTATCTTAGTTGTTATTTCGTAGAATGTACTCATTTATTTTGTCTTTTTATTAAATCTGATTCAATTTTATTCTTTTCTTTTTCAAATGTTAAATATGTCAAACATTGTGTTAACGGTAATTCTGAAATATAATCAAATCGTTCAAGGTTTCCTTTAGCGATAGCATAGTATGAAGAGTACCATCCCCATTTTCTACCGAAGTTTGTGACTTGAGAATATTCTGTACCTCCTGATTCTCCTCCAAATAAGTCATCGTACTGTTCAATAATTCGTTGCTTAAATTGTAAAAAAAAACATTAGCACCAAGAACAACATCTAAAGGAGCGTGTTTCATTACATCTGAATAAGTAATTGAACCATTATATTTCTCAATCTCATATGTGCCGTTTAAGCCATTCTTTTTGATTGGTCGATATAATACTGCCATTGCTTTGTGCATTTGCGTCCAATCGTTTAAATACGTATCTAAATCAGTATATTCACCAAATGATATGTCTTCTAAATTAGGTATGAATCCAAATTCAACACCACCCATTTTAAATCTATTGATAAATCTATGGTTTTTATTTTCAAACATTAATCCAAGCGATGCAGTTATTTCAAGTACATCCTTATACCTTATTTCAGCTACATCTTTTAAATCAATTCCACAAAATATTTGAACCATCTTTTGATGAAGTAATTCATTGTCAATATTACCATCAGCTATCTTTAAAAACTTTTGATACTGTGATAATTTTATTTCGCTTAGTTTTGTTGGTATGCTTATCTCTAATTTCATTATGTTTTTTTTATAATAATAACATTTAGTTGAAATTGTAATAAACAAAAAAAAGACCTACATTTCTGTAAGTCTAATTCCGAACTGCGGACACCACAACCCTAACCAAATTTAATAACCAATTAAACTATTTCTTTTATATCTATTTTGTAACAACTAAAAGAACACCACTCTTTAAAAGACTTAATAGCTTCTTCAGGCGTATTACATTCTATTGTTATTGTTTCAAAATCTTTTTCATCGTTGTATCTGTACCAACCTTCAACTTTAAATGCTTTCATATCTTTATTTTTATTATAGCTTCTTTCAATTGGTTTAATTTTATTTCCCTTTGATTTCTTGCTTCTTTATATTGATTTAATTGCCATTCAGATAAACATTTTTCTAACAAATAAATTTCTTTTTCTAATACTTCAATTGCGTAATTATCCATTTATTTAAAAATTAAAATTGATTCTACACTTAACAAAGCTTTTCTTCCACCTATTGGCATATAAGGATTACTTTCATTTGGCAAGTAACCAAATTGACCTAATGAGTTAGTCATAACATAAGCGGAGTTATTACTTCTTTTTGTATATCCATTTACAAAATTTCCTTTTATTTTAATTACTTTATTCATAGTTTCTATTTTTTGTTTGTTGTTATCTGAGTACAAATATACAAACTTTATTAACATTTAAAACTATAACTATAAATTTTAACAAAACTTTAACATTTGAAGTATTTGTTTGCTACTTTAAACATAGCTTGCATTTTCTTTATCTCACCTATGTTTCTTGGTAAATTAATTATCACCTCTACATTCATAACGTGATGAATATAGCATTGTATCTCAGCAATCATTTGTCCGTATGTCATTAGTAAATAAAATAGTTTCCTTTGTTTGGATTTTCTAGTTGGCTCATTATAGCGTAACGCATTGCATCTATTGCGTGATTGTATGCGTCAATAGGTTTATTCATCTTAACTCCTGATTTGTCTGTTAACCAAATGTAATTACGTAGTTCATTAATTAAGTTTTTACTTCTTGATGTTACGTATATCTTATTTTGATTGATTAAATTAAGACCATATATGATTGAATCTTTTCCTTTTGATACAGGTAATACATTATGACCGTAACTATTCAACTCAGCTATTGATTTTGGTTCAGCACTATCTGCATAAATTATATCTTCAATACTATTTGCTTTTAATAGATTAGATATTTCACTATTCAATAACCCTTTTTTGTAGATTACTTCATCAAAGATATAAGCATCATTGTACTTGTACATAGTAACCAATGAAGTTGGGTCATTTGTGTAACCAAAATCCATTCCCGCACATAAGATTCTAGCATCTTTAGGCAAATCTATCTCTTGCCAATCAGTTATACACACACCCTCTAAACTACCTGTTTGTCCTAATCCATAAACTTGCCACCAATTAGCCCAATAAGTAGATGTTAATGCTTTAATCTTTGCAGTTTCAATCTCTTTTACAATTGTATCGCTTAATGCTTCATTATCTAAATATGTCAATGTAATGAAGTCTACATTTGGCTGAGTTAATATTTCTTTATCTACCCAAAAAGTTGAAGCAGGGTTATAATCTAGCCATACATCCCCACTTGTTCTAATTGCCATTTGATAGTAAGCATCAAACTCTATATTATTGCACTCATTAACGTAAAGAATGTTTCTTCTTGCACCTCTTAACTTATCAGGTTGGTCAGCACTAAAGAACTCGATGTATGAACCATTTGCAAATGTATATTTTAAAGTTGACTTATTAAATTGGTCATCCTTATATCTATTCAATGCCATCATTATTTTAAGAAAGTCTTTTAATGCTCCTCTACGTAAATGTGGGATAGATTCAGATACAACACTTATCTCTAACAATGGTTCTTTGATAGCTTTATCAATTAACAAAGGTAAGATTCCAAATGTTTTACCAGCAGATGTTCCACCTCTTACAACTTTAATACGCTGCTTTAAACTCGCTAACTTTTTAATTGCAGTAGTTAATACAAATTCCATATTATCGTTGTTTAAATCTCATCTAAATTACCTATATTGAATATAGGCTGCTCATTTGTAACTGTGATTTCTTTTGTTTCTCTTGGTTTACCCGCATAGTAATTATAAAACAATTGAGTAAATTTAAAATCACCTTTTTCTAATCCTTTTTCTAATGCTAAAAAAGCCAAAGGTTCTAACACCCCTAGCTTTTCTATTAGTTGTACTTCATCTGCTTTAGACTTTCGTCCAGCAGTCTTATGTCCACCGTTATTTTTACGTTTATCTTCCATAATTAAAAAATATTATTATTAAAATTATAATAACTTTTTCTTATAGTTGTTTACCATTTAGTTTCTCTTGGACAATTCTTTGAACTTTCTTTTAACCAATTAGCTAATCTAATAATCCATTGTTCTATTCTATTTCTCATAATTCAAAAGCTTTTAATGTTAAATTAAATGGGTTTCCTTCTATATTCTTAACTAAGTTCAACATCTGTTCAGCTAATTCTCTTACTTCTAGTTGTGAATGTTCTGAGTTTCTTAGATTCTGAAAGTGGTAAAAACTCCTAAAGTTAAATGATATATCCATTGTTATTTGACTGTTCATTGTTTTAAAGAACCTAGCTGATTCCTTAGCTCTCTTACGACCTAATATTGGAGTAAGGTCTTCAAGACATTTATGATACAAACTATTACTTGTATGTGTAAATATTTTTAATTCATCCGCCCAAGAGGTAACTGAAGTTGATGATATATCTTCCCAATCTTCAGGAATATATGTCTTATCTTCTTTCAGTTCTTTATACCTAGCACTCTCTCCATTAATAGAAACACCAATACGATGTTTTAAGAGATGAATATGAGTTGCCTGGTCTACTGTTACCAAGAAATGTAAAGAACTCTTCTCAAACGGTGTATGATGTCCCTCTGAGGCTAACATATTTAAAAGTTTTGGTATTCTATTTATTTTATCATCTGTTAAATCTCTGGATGTTGATGTCCAGGCTGATTGAGCGTGTACTATATCATTTCCGTAATATCCTAATAATTCTACTGTGTTTGTCATTTATTTTATTTTATTCATTTGATATAAAGCATCTAATCTAATTTTAAGTAATTGATGTTTATCTGTTCCTTTTGTGTCTATTAGTAATTGAGTTAGTTCTTTTATTATTTTGTATTCTATTTCTTTGTTTTCTTTTAGTTTTTCATTTTCATTTTCTAGTTCAATTATTTTTAAGTTTAGTTTTTTTATTAACTCAGGGTTTTCTTCACTTGTAAAAAGTTTGTTTTCTATTAATTCTAAAATTATTTTTCTTTTCAATGCTTTAAAATTTGAATTGAATCTTTCATACATTTCATATTTATTCAGCGAATGAATAACGGTTGCGTGATTTAAATTAACGCTTTCACCAATTGATGACAGACTTATATTTGGTCGCAATTCTTTCAGTACATTAAAATACAATGAACGCATTTCTATTACTTCTCTTTTACGTGATTTAATATTCACATCTACTCCTGTATGTTCTTTTATTACTTCTAGTAATCTTTTTGTTATTTCCATTTTAAAATAGTTTAGTTTGATTTGTATGGTTTACTATTCTTTGTATTGCTTTATCAAAATACTCTTTATCCAATTCACAAGCGGTAAGATTATATTTATAATCGTGGCAGGCTATTGCGATACTTCCAGAGCCTAAATGCGTGTCAAGTATTTTATCATTTTCTTTTGCGTAATTATCTAAAATATACTTATATAAATAAATTGGCTTTTGTGTTGGGTGTATCTTTTCTGTTTGATTATGAATATAAATAGAATGTTCACATATTTTAGCAGGTGTTTTTAATCCCATAGATACCCAAGCGTATTCACATCTTGCAAAGTTTGGCATAGCTTGTTTTTTATCCCAAATTAAAAAATATTCACTTGTAGGCATAATAAAATTATTTGCTCCAAATACAATTTGATTTTTTGAAACTCTAAAAAGTTCATTCCAATATTCAATACTTGGTTTATTGTTATTTACTGTTTCCATTCTTTGGAAACTTTTTGCGTGCTTATCTTTTGCACTTGGTGTTTTAGTTACTTTTTTAAATCTTTCAATCCCATAAGGAGGGTCTACAATAGCTAAATCAAAATATTTATCAGGATAGCGAGCCATTAAAAGCATATTGTCCTCGTTTGTTATTGTTATTTTATCTGTTACTTTCATTTGTTGTAAGTTTATAGTAATTTAATTCTTTTTCCATTGCTGGTCTGAATTCTGATATAGATGTTAATGCTGGGTGATTTATTCTTGCCATTTCATCATAATACCTTAGTAAGTGTTTTATTGCTTTAACATCTTTTTTTGTTTTAATAAACGCTATGTTTATTAATTCTCTAACACAGTAGGCTTGTATTTTATTTGCACCGTATTTAGTTACTAATTCAGAAAACTTATTTAATAACAATAAAGAGAAATCTAAATCGTCAATTGTACTAAGCCCCTTTTTAAATTTATCATTTACTGATTTACCAAAGAAACAGTTTATTATATTACCAACAGATAAGTTGTTTGAGTTACTTAAATATGCATTATAAACAGTGTTATATTGTTCATTCTCTTTTGCAAATGCTCTTAAATAATCTAACTTTAACCAAGGCTTATTCCCGTTGTTTAAATTTATAATATATTTTAAATGCTCTGTATCGTTTTTAGTATCTACCCAGTCAACAATGTAAGCTGGTACTGTTTTTTGATTCATTAGAATAGCTGATTGTATTCTATGATGTCCTTCTATTACATCTCCGCTTTTAGATATAACTACTGGCAACATCCAACCAAAATCATTTAACTTACTTTTAAAGTTTTCAGCGTGTTTTATAAATAATTCTCTGTTTACTTTTGCAAATTTCAAATCACTTATTAAATAATAAGCATTAAATTCTCCTCTTTTAATTTCTTGTGTGTTCATAATTTCTTTTTTTTATTTGTTTGTTTTTGTAAAGGTAATAATTAATTTAACTTAATAAAGTATTTAACATTTAATTAACTTTTAATTTTAATAAGTTCCAGCATTCAACATATCTTTGCTTTGCTTTCCCTTTATGTATTTCTTTAAATAATTCGTAAATCTTTTTAGTATATTGGTATTTACTTTTACAGCCTACCAAATACCTTTCAGCAAACTTTCTACCATAGCCTTTACAATAGTTTACATTGTCAGCAGTATCACCTATAATCATTTGTTCATAGAAATTATACATAGCCTCATCTTCGGTGATGTCATAAATTACTTTATGTTTTATGTGATAATTATACATTAAACAAGGGAACTGTTTATAGTCTTTATCAATTGATACTATTATAACGTTATCTCTTCCTATTTCATTTGAAAGATTAAACCAATATTTAGCAACTACATCATCTGTTTCACATCCATAACCCCAAATAGAATTATATGATTCTTTCACAAAATCGTGCATTTCATTTAATAAAGGAGGTAAAGCGTTATAGTTTCTGTTTGCTTTATACTTTGGGCTTATGTATTTTCTAAAGTTTCCTTTTGAACCTGAGAATGTTTTTACCTCTGTTATATCATAAATGTCTTCTAAGTGATTTATAATACTCATAAATACTTCGTCAAACTTTACAATTGCGTCTTCTAAAACGTGATGAAAACCATCGTCTTCTATTGTTTCTCTTTTCTTATAGCAACTTGAAAATATCAAACTATCCGCATCAAATAATACTACCATTAGTTTACGTTTGAATAGTTAATAATTAGCTTTAAAATGTATTCGTAAATCAAGATTTCCCTTTCTGTACTGTTTACAATAACTTCTAGTTTTTCATCACTAAGACTTGAGCTTCCTTGAATTAAATTTTTTACTGCTTTCTCAAACTCTCTATCTAATACCTCTAATTTCGAGAATATTTTTATTAATGCTAACTCATTCATTTATACTTTGTTTTATTTGTTCATAATAAGCATCTGATTCATTCCATTCTTTTATCAATGCAATTTCTATTTCTTCTAGTTTTCTAACTAAAAAAGTATTTTCAGATACCTTTGCCATTGAAATACATATTTCTAAACTATTTATTATTTCTTGCTTGTCCATCTTTTTTCTTTTTTAAAGTTTCTAATTCTTTTGCTAATTTAAGAGTTTTCATTGCTTCTACTCTTAATTCTTCTTGTGTTTTGTAAATCCAGTTTTTCATATGTTTTATTTTTAATTATTACCAAAAATATGTTTCTAAATTATCATTGTCAAAATCCTGTGGCGGTCCTAATTCATATTCTTCATATGCTTTATTAAATTGTAATAAAGATAAATATATCATTCCTTTATTATTTCCTTTTATATAAAAACAAAGTTTATTTTCCATTTGAAAACCACTATAAATAATTTCTACATTTTTATATTTTAATTCTAATCCTGCTGGTATCATATGTTTTTTTATTTGTTGTTATCTGAGTACAAATATAAACAACTTTTAAACATAAAGTGTTAATGAAACGTTAAAATTTAAAATAAAAAAAAACTACCCATTTCTAGGTAGCTTAATTTGTAATATATTCCAATAAACTTTGTTTACTGATTCTTTGTTTACACCTCTTTTATGATAGAACTCAATTATTCTATTTATCCTTCTAATTGCTGATAGTTTATTTTTCATAAGTCTTTAATTTTTCTAAATATAAAATCATATCCATCGCTTCTTGTTGTGCGTGATTTATCCATTCTAAGCGTGTTAAATCAGTTCTATCTAATGTAACACCATACTTTTCTATACCTACGCTAGAACGCTCTTTAAATTGATTTATTACGCTTTCAACTATTGTATCTTTCATTATTTATCTTTTACAAATTGTCCATTAATCATTTTACCTGTTCTTTTACTTATAACATCATAAGCTGATTCTAAGCATTTTTCTAAAATTAATCCTTGCAATTTAGCCTGAATAATTATAGTTACTAAAATGTCACCTAAAGCGTCTATTATTTCTAATCTATTATCACTTTCAATAGCATCTATTAACTCGTTTACTTCTTCTAATGTTTTTTCAGCTTGTGCCTTTGGTGTCGCTTTTGTTAAAATTCCTTTGTCTTCTGCCCAAAGTTCTACTAATCCTTCTAATTCTTGGTATGTCATTTCTTAAATCTTTTTGAGTGAAACAAATATAATTCCATTGTTTTTTTCATTCCATCATTCTCTGTAAATTCTAAAGGTATATCATTTTCTTTTAGAATATGAACTTGCAAATAATTTGAAATCTGAAACTTAATTACATTGTATTTTGTTTTATTTTTAATAGGTTGAATTAAATAAGCTAAATCATTCTTATTGCATAAATGCATAGCTTGTATTTCTGCTTCTGTTGGATGGTATTTATCTTCTTTTTTTTTAGCCATTTAGTCTTAAAAACTCAGTTTCTCCGTATTCTTTGAACCATTCTTTATTTTCGTTATACTTATCAATTACTGCATTTATAAATACTAATTCGTCTAAAGAATTTGTTTGAAGTTTACCAATTATTTCGTCTATACTTCTTAAAATGTTTGTAGTTGTTTCAGGGTCTGTTTTGTAAATTATCTTAAATTCATTTCGTACAGTTTCTTCTAAGTCTTTATTTAAGCTATTTATCTTTTGCTTTACTTGTTGCTTGTATTGCTTTGTAAATGCTAAATTTTCATTTGATTCCAATAATAATTGGCTCAATAAAACTGATTTTAAATATTCTTGTTGTACTTCACTTACTTCCATTGTTTTGCTTTTTCTATTTCTAAATATGATACTTCTTTACTTATTTTATTATTGTTATTGAATTGAGTAGTGGCAGGATTCTTAAAGTTAACTTCCCAAATCGGGTCTATTTTATTTAGATTCCAAGAAAATATTCCTTCAGGAGTTGAGTTAAAATACATTGGTATGTCTAAATGCTTCAGACATTCAAAATGCATTGCGTTGTATTTTTTCTTTTCCAATAACATAGTAGAATAATGTTTCTTTCTACATTTTAATTCAAGCCTATGACCTGAACAAGGAGAATAACAGTCCCATCTAGACATTGGATTCTTTGCTTTAACTAAATCAGGATAAACATTTTCTTTTAGCCAATTAAATAAATCTATTTCTGTCCAATTATTCATTTATTTTGTATTCGTTATAAACTCTTTTTAACTCTTCAATTTTTCCTTTCCAACAACTATTACAAGAACTTATTTGTAATCGTACATTAAACACATTAAAATAAATATCTGAGATAATCTTTTGTTCAGCAGGATTTAAAGTTGTTTGTTTAGGTGATAAAAATACAGTCAATGAATTATAATCAGTTTCATTTAAACAATTAATTTGTCTATTGTAAGGAAATAACTTATTTAGTTTTTCTTTACGTTCATCGCATCCGCAATCTAATCCTGTTGCTTTGCTAAATAACTCAACAACTTTTTTAATACCCGTTGCTTTTGTTATTTTTTCTACTGTGTCACCAAGACCTTTGTCTGACATCTTTTTTACTACTTTTTTAGCCATAATTAAATTTATTTATCCTCAATATTAAACCATCCTACTATACAACCTAATCCTGTAAATACCGAAGCAGTATAAACTACTTCTGCTTTGCCTATTGGTTCCCAGTTGCAATTAATTGCTTTTATTATACACTTAACTTCTCCCACTAAAGCAAATAAAAAAATTGCTACTACTAAAACTGATAATTTTTTCATAATTTAATAAATGTTATTATAATCGTTATTAATGTAATCTTGATAATCTTTTTGTAATTTATCTTTTAAAATAGACTTGTAATTCTTTATTGAATGAAATATAGAAATCAAACTTATATTTGTTTCTTTAGAAATATCACGCATTGAAAAATCAGTATCTCTATAAAGTTTAAATAATTTTCTATCGTACCAATGCCAATTCTCTATTTCTTCATCAATTAAAAGACAAATGCTATGATACGCTTCTTGTTCTTCGATGTTTGAATCGTCAAATAATTCCCAACATCCATCAAAAGAAACTTTATTTATTTTTTTCTTTTTATTGTAGAATTGATAATATAATGACCTTAGAGTAAAAAGCATATACCCCTTGCGAACATCACCATTTACATCTATCAATTTAGTTGCATCAGCATACTTCATTAAAGCGATATAAGATTCTTGGACTATGTCCTCAGCATAGTCAAACTCTCCCATCTTTTGAATAGTATTAACCCATTCTTTATGATGCTTTGCTACTTCTTCAAGCCATTTGTATTCCATTTAAAAACTTTTTATTTTTAATCTAGCTTCTTTTTTTTCTGACTGCACTTCTTGAATTTCAAAATTAATATTAATATTGGTTAGTTCAGGGTCTTGTTTTATTAACCCATCCATAAATAATTCAAGTTGCATCCAATCATATTTAGAATCCGATTCTGTTAACTGTTGTAAATATAACAACTTTTCATTCAAGTCTTTAAAGAAACTTATTAACACTCTATTGTCTGAATGTAATAATAATGCTTTAGCAGTTGAAAGTTGTATGTCGTTTAAATGGTTTTTAATTGTTGTTTTCATTAGAATATATCTTTTAGTGGGTCATAAAATGCTCCTTCTATTTGTGGTAACCCAAACTTATTTATTTTAAAACTAAAGTTCTCAAATGATGCATTTCTTGAACGTTTGCAACTTACAGTAACTAATCCTTTGTTAACTGTATTTAATTCTAGTTGTATTTGTGTTTCTGTTTTTTTTTCTAAAAATGAACCTAAATGACCAGTTGGTTTATCTGAACCAAAATTACTGTGAATTACTGTGATAATATGACAATTCAACTCTTTTGTCCATTTCATAAGTTTTTGAACTACATTGTTTGATTCTTCAATGTTATTTACATCACTACATAAATCAGCAATACCATCTATAATGACTAATCCTATGTTTTTAGCTTCTAATTTATCATACAGATAATACTCAATAAAATCTATTCTCTCTTTGAATGACAATTGCCTTAACGCTAATGTATGATATTTATTTGTTTTTATTCCTGTCATATCTATTGGTCTTTTAAACACATTTGCAGCGTGAAAATTCCCTTGCTCAGTATCAAAATGTATCAAATGTTTGTCATTTCTATTTGACTTCAAATCACCACAAAATGATTCTAAACTTTCAGCTAAATATGCAGCAGATAATAATGATACAAAAAAAGTTTTCTTTGATTTTGGTGGTGCTTGTATAAAACTAAAGTTTCCATAAGTTCCAATTGGAATTGGGTATTCAATTACACCATCTTTAGTTTCGTATTCTTTTGTTCCGAATGATATTGCAGGCTCAGGATATGTTATTTTTTCCAAAGGATTAATAAAACATTCCTCCTCATACATTTGCATTAACATTCTTTTTGCTTCTTCGTCCATTTGTTTGTTTGTTTAAAAAAAGGGGACTTTTACATCCCCTATGAATACTAAAATGGCAGGTCAGATGCTATTTCTTCTTTAGTTGCTTCAGCTTTCTTTTCAGCAGTTTTAATACTACCATCTGTCCAAACAACTGTTCCGTTTCCTAAGTAGTTTTTAGTCTTTTTAGCTTCACGTTCTTCTTTAGTTTGTGAATCAATTGCAGAAACATTTTGTCCCCATTGGTTTGAATCGTCATTTACTGAAACTGTGAAATTATAGTAAACCGCTCCATCTTTTCCTTGAACAAATTTCTCTTTTGGCAACTTGTCTACTCTTAAACTTAAATTAATTAATGCACTCATAATATTTATTTTTATTTACTTTGCTTACCTTTTTTTACTGTTGTCAGCTTTTCAGTTATTATTATTTAGTTAACTCTTCTTTGACTTCTTTAGTCATTTTATATTTAGATTCAATGGTTACAATATTACCACCATTTTTTAAATATTCAACTGCTTTTTTAAATTCAGGTGTATTTTTATTTAACCATTTTTTATCATCTGTTTTTGATTCTGTTTTGTCGTGCTTATTACTTGCATCAGGGTCTTGTGTGTCATCAATTAATAGTAAGTTACCTAATGCGTATTTCTTAGCGTAAGAACTAGCAGAACCATATTTTTGTGGCATTTGCATTCCTTTCTGTTCTAAGTCGATACCAACTACTGCTGATGCTGATAATTCATTTACTCCATTATTATCGTAAATAATAGCTTCAGATAACATAATTGGAGGGTCAAAACTAATCATTTTTTCTTTAATAATAAAACTAACTTTATACTTTTCATTAAAAGGCTTTAAGGCTTCTAATATATCCTCAGCACTTCTAAAGTTATATTTACCAAAACTGTTAAATTTTGATTTGTTTGCTTTAAATTCTTTTTGAATAATTGATAATTTTTCTTGTAATAACATATTTTCCATTTTATTTATTTTTTATAACATTTACCTATTTCTTGAATCCTAGAATCATTTAACGCATTAATTACTCCTGAGTAAGTTGCGTCGATTACTAAATTAAAATCTTTTTCTACATTTGAACAATAATTTTTTGTGTGATATAAAACTATTACTCTTGGATTAGAACCATAATCAGCAGAAACTTTTTTACTTACTATTTCATCACAACTACAATCCTCTTGTATTAACTCATTATTTGTGCAACTAAATAACGTTGTTATAATAATTGCTGAAAATAAAACTTTTTTCATTTTAAGGTTGTTTTAAGGTGTAAATTTCTTTTTTTATTATAGTCTTATATTCTTGCGTACATTGTTCGTCTAAAGCTTCAAAAATGTATTCAGTAAGAATGTTGTTTTGATTTTCAAGTTCACATATTCTATTTTGCAAACTTTGGATTTGAAACCTTTGGAAATCTAGTAAATCTTTCATTATATTAGTGATATTAAAGTTGTGTATAATGTTATTAGTATAAACATAAATACTAATGATGCTCCGAAATCTTTTAAATTGTTTTTCATAATTTCTATTTGTTTGTTTGTTGAGTACAAATATATAAATGTTTTTTAAATATTGGTTATTTAAAACTGTTAATATTTTGTTAATTTTATAACTTAGTATAAACGTAATAAATAAGACTTTTTATAATTTATAAATTTACTACGCTTATACGATATTAGCAGTTGTAGGTAAGTTTGCTCAACTTTGGTGCCAAAGTTACGCAGGTAGGTTTTTTAATTCTTCTCTTACTTCTATCAGGTGTTTTAATAAAGGATTCATAATATCTAGATAAGTTTTTATTGGCGATGAAAGTGCAATATGAATATCTTTAAATCCTTTATCAAATAATGATTCGTGGTATTTTATTATTTCATTAACAGCAATTAACGCACATTGTTTAGCGTTAAATTTACCTATTTCCATCGTCATTTTGTCTATTAAATCTTGTGCTTCTTCTTTTGGTGTCATAATTAGTGGTGTTAAAAAACCTACCTACAACAATATATTGTAGCAATTAAGGCTTTGGTTATTAATTTGATTATTGTTTTGTACTTTTAAAATTTGGTCTTTAATCGAAGCATAAGGTGTACTTTTCCTTAACTGCTACAATAATGAACGTTAACAAACAGTTTGCTACAAAGGCTTTTTACCACACTTGAAACATTCCTCATTAAATGTTTGACTTGGGCATAATTTGTTACCACAGTGCTTGCAAACCAATTTGTTAACATCAGTCTTGCATAATGGCTCATTTGTTTTTTCTTTACTCATAATTTTTGCATTTAATGATTAGTTTATATTTGTTTGCAATAGTTTTAATTCAGCCACTAAGCAAGGATACCTTCCGTTAACAACTATAATAGCTAGTTGTTGCTTTCAATTATTATCTTTGATTCTTTACCTTGTTTTTTTAGTTCTAAATTAATTGATTCAACAGCCTTATCAAATCCGTCATTTATTCCTTCAACGTAGTAAGTTTTTATTAATTCTTTTTTTGTATCTTTTCTTGTTTGTAACTGAAAGCAACTGAGAGAAAGTATTAGAAAAATTATACCGAATGGTGTGTAAGGAGATTCAAAACTAATTGCAAATGGTTTAATACTTAATGTTGGTTTAGAGCTATAAATAATAAAGAATAGACTAAATAAAATCCAAAATGATGTTTTCATAAAATTACAGTTGTTAACAGTTGTTTGGCACTATTGCCGTTTAGTTTTTCAGCTGAAAATCCGCTGGTAATATTAAATTTATTTTTCATAATTCCGTTCACGTTATCGGCAACAGATGCCAAGCAACCTTCCGTTATATTCCAGCTTGGTTGGAGTCGATATACGTATTCTTGTAGTACTCCTCTGCGTTTTTAATAGAATAACTAGGTGGCAATGCTAAACTTTTAGTAACTCCGTCTATTCTAGCGTCCATAATTTGCTGTTTTTCTTTTTCTAAATTACCTCCGTTCCAAAAATAGTTCACATCGTAATCACTTGGAGAGCATCCGTATTTTTTTACGTAATAGTTATACCATTCTAAAAAATCTTGTCCTGCTGTTTTCATAATGTTTGCGTTTAAAAAGCCAAGAATATAACACTGCATAACAGTAATTACGGCTTGGTTGATTAATTTAATGTTTAGTTTGTACTTGGTTTTATTAGTCTTTAATTTGGAGTTTCAGGATTTACTTATCCGTAACTTCTGTTATGCGATTCCGTTAACAGCAAGATTAAGCGTTAGCGTCTAAAATAGACTTCATTTGTATATCAACCCATTTTCTAGCGTTTTTATAATCGTTTTCATTTGGACTTCTAAAAATAGATCCGAAATCTTTATTTAAAAGTCTTATATGCATATTCATTTCTACATCTAATTTATAACTAGATACCTTGTATATCTCAGCCTGTACTTTTCCATAGCTAGGAAAAATTGAAAAACCATATTCTGTTCCATTTACTTTCATAATATTTTTGTTTTTTAAATGCAGTTCAGTTTACATAATTCCACGCTGAAATTATAGCGGCTATCCGTTATATTCCAGCTTCTATATTGTCGCCAAATGTTTCTTTATAATAATTTTCTTCTGCTTCCCAATCTCCATCAAAATCATTTCCAGCATCATAAGCATCAAAAATTTGTTATTTTTCAACTTCTTTAAACATTTCTAATTGTGATTTAATTTCGCACATTGTTGGAGATCCATTTACTTTTTCGTAATCTAAAATCCATTTTTCTAATTGATTCATTGCTGATTTCATAATTTCTATTTGTTTATTTCTATGGTGTAAATATACAACATATTTAAACATATTGATTTTTAAATTTTGTTAAAATTTTGTTAAAACTTTTTAAGCATAAAAAAACCCCTAATTAAAGGGGCTTTCAACAAACAAAAGTCGAATAGATTATACTGCGATTTCGGCCACAATATATTAAAGTAGCTTCTTATTTATTACCCTTCGAGCGGTGGCTACTAATGCTATTCATATTAAAACAGGAAAGAAAGAATTTTATAACATAGAAACCTTTTCAGTATAATAATCAATCATATCAATTAAATCTACATCAGCAAATTTAACTATTTGTTTTGATTTTAAATACATTTCTTCAGATAAGTTATTACCAAGATATTGACTAAAAATATATTGTTGACCCTGATTAGTGATGTTGCAACCATAACATTGAACACCAACATTATTCTCATCCCATCTAGTAGAGTAATGTCTTCTACTCATAAAATGACCACATTGCAATTTTTTATAATGGTCTTTTTTACCACAAGTAATACACTCAGCAATATCATTCACCGCATCCTTGCGTCTTATGTATTGACTAAACACAGTATCTAGTTTTGTAACTAAAGATTTACGAGTAGGTTTCTTCATATACAAATGTAATATTACGTTTTAAACATTTCGGTTAATAACTTTATTTAAATCATTGCAATTTTGTCAAAAAAAAACTGTAAATTTGTAATGTTCTTAAAAACTAAATAAATAACTAAAAAATATATTTAAAATAAGTAAACAAAAATAAATTAAAATAAGCGAACAAAAATTTTAGGGAAAATTATGCTTTAAACTTAATTGACCGATATAAAAAATAAATTAATGGTAAAATAAGTAACCATAAATAAACAAAATAATTTGCTTTTTTATTTACTTTTTTTTCTTTTATATTTTCTTTAGTTGTTAAATGTGTCTTATTCTTTTCAGTTGTTATTTTAGACACGTTTTTAGATGTTATTTCTTCTTTATTGTATAAACTATTAACTTTACTATTTTTAACGCTTAAAACAACGTTTTTGTATTTAATACCGTTTATTTCAATTGCTTTTGATGTGTCTATTGGTTTAATAGTTATTTCATTTATATCTGAAAATATACTATAATTAATTTTAGATTCTTTTTTTTCTGAAATAGTATCTTTAATAGTAATTAATTTTTCAACTAAACTATCTTTTTTTATTTCTGTTTTATTTATATCTACTTTTCTAGATGCACAACTAAAAAAAAGTGCACCACATATGATAATACTTATTTTAAAATAAGTATTATCATATGTG